GATCCTTGTTTGATAATTATATTTTGAGATCCAGAAGTTGCATTTTCAATAATATGAACACGACTTATAGTATTAGGCCCAATAGTTATTGTACAAGCAGAGTCTAATGTACCTGTGTATTTAATATACATGGCTCTAGCTGCATCTGCACTACCATCTGCAATTGTTGAACTATGAGTATCAGCATTTGTATCTATGGCTTCAGTTCCATAACCTAAAGCATCTCCTATTAGTTCTAAGTTTGTATTAGTGACATTACCCCATGTACCAGAGTTAGATCCAGTGGACATCTCAGCTAATCTTAAATCATTTACATAGGTTACACTCATATCAATCTATCCTTATTATTGCGTTACTTCTTGATGCAGTAGGAAGTATAATTTTAAATGTTCCCCCTGAAACTGTGAAATCCCCACCAAAATCTAATATTGCTATCGCACCTCTAGCATTTGATGAAGCATCTCCTAATGTTTTATTATATATTAACGCACCTCTTGCTGTAAAGGATGCTGATGTCCACTCTGGATCGGCTGCATCAAATATCCCACTACCTGCTGTTGTTGAATCAGAATTAGTATCTTCTGTTACAGCGACACTTGTCAATTGTTTACCACCTGCTGAATAAGCACTACCTGAAGCATTACTGATCTCATTAGATGTCGTATATCCATCTGTTGTCGCATTTAAGGTTGCAGAACTTGTATATAGTGCAATGTAAATATCATCTGAATCTAAATGATGATCACCTAATAACAAGTCTTTTTTAAACAATGTGGACATTGCTTGAGTTATAGCCATATTAAATACCTCCGTTGTATTCTGCTGTATAATTTCTTCCCATTTCTTGAGAGAATAATTGAACAGCTTCGTCAAATTTACCTTTATATAATTTTAGTGTTTCAGGTGCTTTTAGAAAAGCACTAGCTTCGTAAAGTGCAGCAGATAATAAAACATCTGTTGCATTTGTATCTATCCAAGTATTTGCATTAGTAGAACTTAAACCAACTGGTTTACCAATAAAATCAACTTGAAAAGATAAAGTAGCACTAGGAGTAGGAGCTAAAGTAATTGTGGTTACAGAACCACTTCCAACATCAGCAGCTGTTTTAGTGCTATACATTATCGGAGTTCCAGTTGTACTGGAGTTAGGCCAATAATCTCTTAAATATGAATCAATTCTATGATCTAAATATATAACATTACTACTTGATGTAATAGAAACCTGACGAATCATTCTTATACTTGGTGTACCAGTCGTAGGAGTGTAGTCAGCTTGCCCAACGACAAGTGTGCCTGTGAAACTATTCCTAAAACAAGGAAGGTTTGGTAATCTTTGAAATACCATTTCTTCAGCTTGTGCTATGATTACATCTATTGAATCTACAAGCTCTGACGAATCATTTTCTAAATAATTTTGTATATTGGCTTTTAAAGTTGTATAACTCATTTATTGACCCCAAGCTCCATCATTCCAAGCACCTGAACCCCACTCTTGATTAACTGTAACAGATTCTGTACCTACACCACCAGTACCACCAACTCCAGTCTCTGTCAAAGAAACAACGACATTTTCTGTACCTACACCACCAGTTCCTGCAACTCCAGTCTCTGTAATAGATAAATTAAGTGCTTCAACACCAACTGAACCTGCTCCACCACTAGCTGATACCCCAGTGACCTCTACAGCAGGTATTTCAACACCTACACCACCAGTTCCTGCAACCCCAGTCTCTGTGATGGATGATTCAAATGCTTCAACACCAACTGCACCAGTTCCACCTACACCAGTCTCTGTAATACTTAACTCTAGTGATTCTGTGCCAACTGCACCAGTTCCACCTACACCAGTCTCTGTGATGGATGCAAATGATGTTTCTGTACCAACTGCTCCAGTACCACCAACTCCACTTGGCTGTGGAAAACTTCTTACTTCTTCATTATCAACACGATTTGTATGACCATAACCTGCAACACCTACAGTTTTTCTAGTTCTTGGATCTGCAAATGGGTCAAATGTATGTGCAATAAATATAGTAACATTTTCTGCATCTGAACTAGGTCTAGGTTTAAATAATGCAGTAGCATCAATTACGTTTTTAGGTGGTGTCAATTGTGGATGTTTTGCTTCCCATTCATCTGGTGCAACTCTCAATCCATCCCAAGTTGTTTTTAATTGAGTATAAGGAACTCTGTGACCACCTCTGTCACTCATTCCAAAAGATCTTTTACCTTTTGCGTATCTAGGCATTATTCTATTACCACAGATGAAACACCAATATTACCAAAACATGGTATTCCAATATTTTTTATCTGATTTCTTGTAGAAAATATACTATAATTGTATCCAATATTAACTGTAGCAGATTCTGCATCATTATCTGGTCTAGCTTTGTACAAGCCAGTTGTGACTTTGATATTTTTTACTGGAGTTAGTTGAGGTTGTTTTATATCAAATTCTTCAGGTGCAACTCTTTGACCTTTCCAATTTGTCAATAAATCTTTGTATGGAACTTCAAAACCACTTATGTCACATATTGCTCTTGATTTGTGACCAGTTGCATATTTAGGCATGTCATACCAAATTCAACACAGTAGGCTGAACCCTCAAACTTACACCATCATTATCAGATGAAGCTGCATGATTAAATGCTCTTTCATACATTTCATTTAATAATTGAAATTTTTCTGGTGCATATTTCATAGATAATTTAGAAGCCAAACCTGCACAAATACAATCACTCCAACGATAAGGTATATCTGCATCTTGATTAGAAGCTGTAATATCATCCAATTGGTTCATTGCCCAATAATTTAAAGTATATGCCTTATCTGGAACATTCCAAAAATATATTACTGGAGTATACTGCCTATCAATCATGTACTGACTAGGTTTGCCTTTAGTTGTTTTATTAGGTATTTGATTATATTCTGATATGGTAACTCTATTAATTGTTTGATCAGTTGAATCTTCACGAATCACTGCATCAATAATATCAATTGTTCCTACAGGTAAAGTATAATTAGTAGTGCCATCTGCTAAAGTTAAAGTGTTTTGAGTAACTGCCCAGTAGTTTATTCCTCTATTTGCCCATTCAGAAAATAATAAATTTAAGCTTCTACGAGCAGAAACTGCCTGATATCCAGTTCTAGTCTCTGCTCCTAAACCACAACGATCATAAGCTTCAGCTATTATTTCTTCGACACTAGGTCTAAATGCTACTGTACCAGATAATGCCATTAATACTGTTTAATACCTCTAATAATAATTTGATATGCATCACCTGCAGCTCCTGCACCAGTTGTCGTAAATTTTACGTCACCAGTACCATTCGTTCCAAAACTTGAGGTAGTCGGTAATCCACCGAATTTTGAAAAGTCTTGGTAACCAGACTGACCTTCAGTTAAATGCATCACTATTATATCAGTATCAGCATCAGCTAATATCTCTACTGTCATAGCAGAAATAACCCACCAACACTCTACAATCCTTATTCCTGTACAAGTTTCTCCATCAGCATTTACTGCCAAAGCAGAAACATCAATTTTAGAAACTGCACTTTCATTACCAGTGTCAACATACTGATATTGAAAAGCCATAACGACTTCTCTAGTATTGTCAGCTATGGTTGTTACTTTTGTAAGATCTGCCATTTATCACTCCGATATTTCGCCACGCAATAGCATAGCTTTGTATTCAGCACTCCCCTTTGGGGGAAGTGCCTTACTTTTTGAAGTTTTCTTGGTACTAACCCAAGCTTCATTGACATTAGGAGTATCTGGATTATCGGAAATAAATTTGCCAGATTTTGTTCTAGCTCTTTTTTTCTCAGCCATTTAAGTCTCCATTATCTGTCTTGGGCAGCAAACATATAGTCAATGTTCATTGATTTAGTTCCTGTAGCAGAACCAGATAGTTCCATTGCTCCAAGAGCTAAGTTTTCGTCATCAGGAATATTTGCTGTATGTGTAGCAACTTTATTTCTGTTTACAAAAAATTCAACAGAGCCAGTGCTCTTTACATGAAATCCAAGTGTAACTGCTGTACCACTCGCAATATCTACTCCAGAATCTGTTGTAGTTGCAGTACCATCTTTCTCAGTCACACAATCAATATTACTGTCACCATCGTCTACTTGAAAAACAATTCGATCAGCTGCTGTTAGCATTGCTTCTGGATTAGTTGCAAAGTTTACTGT